GGTCGGGCCGGGCCTTACGCTCGACCATGTGGTGGACTTGGGCGGCGCGGGTGACGAAGCCGTTCGCCTTGCATCGTTCGCAGAGCGGATGGGTCTTGAGCTTCAGCGCCCGGAGACGTCGCCACCGTGCGCTGTTGTAGAACGCTCGGTCCGCCTTGCGGACGGGCGACCGTTCGTAGGCGGCCCGACTACGGGCGACGTGCGCGGAGCGATGGGTGGGGACGGGGTCGGCCATTACTTCGTCTTCGTCCGCATCGAGCGGAGTTGACGCCTGAGTTCGGCGAGGTCGGCCTCGGCTTCGGACATCTCGCGACGGAGGCGTTTCGCGTCGCGGTCGATCCACGCCTTGACGACCAGCGCGGTCGCCGCGATGACGGTCCCCAAGAACGTCAACCAGGACGGCAGCGTCGACCCGACGGCCTGGCCGAGAAGCCCCGCTCCAAAGTTGAACCCGAAGGCGGCCAATACCGTCGCGGCCATGTCCATTCGGCTCCCGATGTAGTCGTGCAGCACTCCGGTCGACATCCGGGCGGCTCCAATCTGTGGGCTCCAGCCGAACTTGCCAGGACCGCTTACTGATGGAGCCGTTTCGGTTCGGCCGCGACAAGGGCGGGCTCAGACCACCATTGCTCGACAGCTCGTCCGTCGGCCGCCTTGTAGCGGACGTAGTAGGAGTTCCGCATCTCGGCGTAGTCGGCTCGCCCAATGACAACCCCCGTCTCGCCGCTCGCTCCGATCGTGACCCTCTGGCCCAGGTCGAACATAAATACTGGCATCGGTACATCCTTTTATCTGGGTTGAGCAACTTGCATCGCATGATCCAAGGGACCGTCGCTCCTCTCCGGCGGCAAGATCACCCCCTCTCCCGGATGCTCAAGAGGGTACGGCTATCGTCTCCGTCGCCCGTCGATGATCGTCATGACGAGCGAGACGACGCCGAACAACACGGCGGAGACGCCGGCCAGCAACTCCCGGACGCGGCGCCTCATGAGGACGACTCGACTCCCTCGCGGCCCCGCCTTACTCGGCGGAGTCCGGCTGTCCGTCGCCGTCGATGTCGACGTCGACTTCGGGCACTTCGGTGTCGGGCAGGTAGGGCGTCCGGGTCTCCAGCTTCCCGTCCTTGACGTACACGATCGTGTTCGTGTCGGTCAGGTAAAGCGGGGTGTCGCCGAACGACTTCACCGCCTTCGCCTCCGCGATATCGGCCCGGCGCACGGCGTGCGCGTGGTTGGCCCCGTCGATCTCCAGTTGGCGTTGGGTGTCGATGACCTTCTGTGCCGCTTCGCTCGCGGCGGCCTTGGTCGACTGGACGGCCTGATACATCTCGCCCGCGTTCATGGGGTTCCTCGGTTCGGGTTCGGGGATCGGCCCAGGTTCGGGGCCGGGGCCGGAAGGTGGTTCGACGGCGTCGCGGTCGACCGCGAAGATCAGAAGTAGGGCCGCGACGACGCGGCGCAGCCAATCGGCGCGGGTCATCGCGCTGCCGATCCCGTGGCCTTGACCGACTTCCGAGCCTTCTTGATCCACCGCCGCAGCGTCTCCACCGATACTCCCACCTTGGCGGCGGCTTCGGTCTGTCCGACTCCGGCGGCCAGAGCCTTCAGAGCCCGGAGACGCTTGGCCTCCTTGGGGTCGGCGAGCGACGTTTTTTGAGCGAATCTTTCGAGCGCCGTCATGTATTCCTCCGTAAGACGGAGCGCAACCGCCGGACCGGTCTTCGGGGTGGCTTGGCGTTTGTGCTTTCGTCATCGCATCTTACACTCTAAAAATGCAAGTCATAAAATAGTAATGTCCCGCCCGCCGTCCGTTTCCGGGAGTCCGCCATGTCCTCGTCCTCCGATTGGTCCGACATCCTCTTCGACGCCGACGAACTCGGCCTCTTCCTCGCGTTCTCGGCCGACTTCCGCGTCCTCGTCCCGCTCGCGGACATGGGCGACCCGGCCGTCGTCGGCCCCGCGTTCGCGAAGTTCGCGTCGGCGGGCCTGGTCGAAGTCTCCGCTGGCGACGCGCCCGCCGCGACGCTCACGCCGTTCGCGGCCGCCCGGCTCGGTTTGTCCGTCGCCGAGACGTCCGACGGCTACCGATGGGCGGCGGCCCCCTCGGGCGCGTCGCTTCGGCCCCGCCCGCGTCGGCGCGAGACGATCGAACTCGACGAGTTGGCCGATCCCCGGGCGCTCACGCCCGACGAGATCGCCGAAGCTCGGGAGACCGTGGCGGCGGCCTCGGGCGACGTCCTCGAACGCCTCGACAACCTCCAGCGCCCCTGGATCTTGCTGGCCGGGTGCCGACCGTGGTACGGACACGGCCGGTCCGATTACGCGCCCAAGCCCAAGCACTGTCCGGCCTGTCTCGGCAAGCCGCTGCGTCCGACCGTCTACTGTCTCGTCTGCTACCGCTGGGGACTCGACCCCCTACGCAACCGTCTGTTCGCTTCTCTCCGCGCCCGCCTCGACACGGCCAAACGCAAACGACCCCGCCCGACTTTCAAGCCAAGCGGCAAGGCGTCATGTCGTCCTCCAGACCACCAACCCCAGGGCGTCCGCGACGTCGAGCCCCTTGTCCCACTCCGGGGGCCATGCGGCGTAGCGGGGGAATCGGGCGCGCAACCGCTCGGCTCGCGTCTCTTTGGGCACGCGGTCGGTCCATCGGGTCGACGTGACCGTCTCGACCTTGATGACTCCGGCCAGGACCTCCCGCCGCACGGCGGATTGGGCGGCGGCGAGGGTGACGACGTGGCTGGCCCACGATCCGGCGTGCTTACGCGCGAGCCAGGCCGCGCCGTCGGTCCACTCCATGACGGCCAGGTCGATGGGGGCGACCGACCGGACGTAGGCTCCGACGGCGTCGGCGATGTAGTCGATCCGCCTCATCGCGTCCCACCCCGTGCTGGGACGGATCAACCGAAGGTCCATCACGATCAGACCTCTCCCGCCCCGCCTCGCGAGGGCGACGCCGGCGGCCCGCGACGAGACGTCGAGGCCGAGCAGCACGGTCCCCTCGGGCGGAGGGGACGGCTTCGGAGGGTGCGGCCGTCGCGGCTTGCGCTTCGGCATCAGTCCGGCTCCCCGACGCCTTCAGAGACTACAACGGGCGCCGTCTTCGGCTGTGTCCAGGTGTCCTCGACGCCGTCGACATGGGCGAGCGCCCACTTGCGACAGTAGTTGGTCATCACCCGATGCCAGGCGCGACGCGCGGTCAGGCCGATGACTTCGGATCGGTCGGTGCATTGCGGTTCGCCCGCATACTTCGATCCGGGCAGTTTGTCCCGGCCGAGCGCCGCCGATCGGGACGCCTCCATGTACTCAGCGATCTCGCCGGACGCGACGACGCGGGGCAGATACAGCCACCAAGGCTCCATCGCGACGGCCAATTTGTCGGCGACGCAAAGCCGCGAATACGGCATCCGAAAGTGCTTGGCATAAAACCGCGAATGGAACAAGCAAAGCGTTCCCCAGCGACCCAGCCAGAACCGGGGCTCGCCTTCGTTGTTCAAGACGTTCCAACCTCCTTCGGGTTCCGAGGCTCCCTTGCGGGGAAGCCCTCCGCGACTCACCCCGTCGAAAAGCCGGGCCATGACCTTCGCGGCCCACTCGGGATGTTTTTCTCCGTCGGGGCCGTCCATGTCCGGTTTGGCCCAATATCCAAGATCATGGACGAAGAAGGCGACCCAGAGTCGCGGGTCCCAAGGAAACCCGTAGAGACGCCACCACGCGAGGGCGACGAACCAGGGGTGGATGAGGCAGCAATGGGCGCCGAACAAGACAGACTTGGTTCCGATCTTCATGTTGTATGTCTCCGGTATCGATCCTTGGCGTCGTGTCTCAGGTGACAGCGTTGGCAGAGCGCCGCGAGGTTGAGCAGCGAGGCGGCCTCGGGGCGTTTGTCGTGGACGTGGGCGGCGGTCAGCACGACCTTGCTTCCGGTGACCGGATGGGGCTCGCCGTTGGCGGCTCCGCACCACTCGCAGGGGTTCCGGGCGCGGACGTGGCGGACGAACCGGCTCCGCAACCGCCAGTCGGCGGGGTAGCGGGCCTTCATCTCGGGTCGGATCGGCATTGGTTCACTTCTTCCGATGCGGCCGGACCGGGTTTCGGCGGGGCGGCGGGGCGGTGGCGGCGGTCGCGAACAAACTCTTCAAGGGCGTGGCGGATGGCGGCCCGATCGGGATAATCCATCACCAACTTGTTGAAGAACCGCTTCGTCGCGACGGCGACCTCCGCCTCGGTCGGATCGTCCAGTTCCCGAGTGTCCTCATGACTCATCAGACTTGCACGCTCCTCTCGGGACGGGGTTCGCCGGCGTGAAGACGCAGCGTCATCATCGCCCTCTTCTCGATTTGCCTCGCCCGTTCACGGGTGATGCCGAGTCGCTCGCCGATCTCTCTAAGCGTCATCGGCCCGGGCTCGTCGGGGTCGAGCCCCAACCGTAGGACGACGATTCGCCGCGACTTGACGTCGAGCTTGTCGAGACGGATCGCGGCGAGCATCGAACGGCGGTCGAGTTCCGGGACGGGCTCGGGGGCCGCGACTTCGTCCAGCGTGAGCGAGTAGGGGTTGTCGCCCTCTCCGCCGCATCCGACCGCGACGGTCTTCGCCGCGAGGGCGTCCGCGTAGCACCGCTCTCGGCGATACTCGATCTCGGCGGTCAACGCGGCGAAGTCGTCCGGATCAAGCCGCATCGACATCTTGATCGTGCCGTCGTTCATCTCATGTTCGCCAGCCATCGCATCATGACTCATCAGACTTGCACGCTCCTCTCGGGACGGGGTTCGCCGGCGTGAAGACGCAGCGTCATCATCGCCCTCTTCTCGATTTGCCTCGCCCGTTCACGGGTGATGCCGAGTCGCTCGCCGATCTCTCTAAGCGTCATCGGCCCGGGCTCGTCGGGGTCGAGCCCCAACCGTAGGACGACGATTCGCCGCGACTTGACGTCGAGCTTGTCGAGACGGATCGCGGCGAGCATCGAACGGCGGTCGAGTTCCGGGACGGGCTCGGGGGCCGCGACTTCGTCCAGCGTGAGCGAGTAGGGGTTGTCGCCCTCTCCGCCGCATCCGACCGCGACGGTCTTCGCCGCGAGGGCGTCCGCGTAGCACCGCCGTTTCCCGCGCCCGAAGCTTTCCAGAGGCGTTCCCCGCTCGATCTTCGACCGCATGTCGTGGATGTAGCCCGGAGTCCGAATCGTGCCGTGCTGATACCGGACGTAGTCGTTGCACCCATTCCGGACGTAGTGCCAAAGGTGGGTCATGAGGGCGCCCTTCCCGGGGTCGTACGACCTCAGTCCCTCCAGGACGGCCAACGCGCATTCGGCGAAGATGTCCTCTTGCGATCCGCGGACGGCGCGGGAGTACCGGCCGGACTCGCGGACGATGACCGGCGTCATCATCCGCACGATCTTGTCGGCGATCTCCTTCGTCTCGGCGGCGGCCTTCGCCTTCGCGGCGGGGGTGCGGGCCGACGTCTCGCGGGTCCTCGACCGGACGTAGCGGCGGCCGAGTTCGCGTTGTTCCTCGGGCGTCAGCCGTACCGGTTCGAAGCCGGGTCCGACCATCGGTTCGGGGCGTCCTCCGGTCCTCATCGGCGGTCTTCTCCCTCGTGGGCCTGGTGAACGTAGGCGAGGCATTCGCGGACGTCGGGGATCGTGATTCCGAACTCTCGCGTGATCTCCGCGAAGGCGTGGCCCTTGCGGACCATGTCGGCGACGACGGACGCGGTCACTCGGGTGTTCCGCACCACCGGCGAGTCGTCGCACACGAGCGGATCCCACACCAGCCGCAGGTTGATCTTGTGCGGGTCGCGCCCCAGCAACTCCGATCGGTGGATCGGCGTCTCCCTCGGGGCGTGGACCCCGATCCGGACGTTCCCCCTCGCGACCTCCAGGACGACGATTTCGATGTCGTCCCCGATGCTGATACGTTCAAGCGGCCTGCGCGACAACACGAGCATGATGGACTCCTCTCCGTTGCGGTGTTCGAAGCGATCCGGGGAAAAAGAAGGGCCTTCCGTGGCCCGGACGCCTCACTCGGCGTCGTCTTCGACGTCCTCGTCGTCGTCGTCGGTCGCGTCGTCTTCGACCTCGTCGTATTCCTCCGCGTCGTCGTCTTCGACGTCCTCGTCGTCGGGGAACGCCTCGCCCGACGCCGCGAAGTCGGCCTCGTCGTCCGGGGCCTCGACGACGGTCTCCGCCGCCGGAACGGACGCGGGCGCGGCGGCCCGGGCGGGGCGCGTCTCCCAGTAACGCATCATCGCCTCTTCGATCTTTTCCGCCGTCGCGGCGCCGACGCCGTCGATGTCGGAGTAGCGCTTGCAGTAGCCCCCCTTCGACGGCGCGACGAAGTCGGACAGGGCGCCGATCGTGTCGATCCCGGCGGCGCGAAGCTTCTCCTTCACGCCGACGGGGACGTCGAGGACGGCGACGTCGTCGGCCCTCCACGAGTCGGCCGGGTCGGTCGAGGGCGACGTCGGCTTCGGCCCGGCCGCCGGGGCGGGCGGCGGAGCGGCCGGCTCCTCGCGCTTCGCGAAGAGGGGGAGGGGGTTCTTCTCCGGGTTCTCCCGCACGATCTTCCGCATCCGTTCGACGGCGGCGTCCTTGGCGGACTCGGCCTCCTTCAGAACCTTCTTCGCGGCGGCGAGTTCGGTCTCGGCGTCGGCGACCGCCTCGTCGGCGTCGGCGACCTCCGTCTCCGCGATTTCGACCTTCCGGCGCCAGTCGAGCATGTCGGCGAGACGGGGGTCGACGTACCGCTCGACGGACCCCGGAGCGACCTGGAGGACGGCCTCCGGCTCCCTACTGTCCAAAACGGCACCGCCCGTAGAATCGCCGGAAACGGCCCTAGGAGCGATTTCCGGAGACGGGTCGATAGTTTTCCCGTCCGGGGACGTCTCCGCTTCGCCCTGGGCCGCCGGGGCGGGTTCGGCGGGGGGTTCCGGGGGCGGGGCGGACGCGGTTTCGGGTTCGGCGGCGGGGGCGACGGGTTCGGTCTTCGGCTTCGACCGGCGGCGCGGGGACGACGCGACGGCCGGGGCGGATTCGGGAGCGGATTCGGGAGCGGCTGCGACCATGTTCGGGTTCCTGGATCGAAGGGTTCGGTGTTGAACAAATGAACGGAAAGCGACGGCTCCGGCCTCAGAACGCCGGGCCGGGGGCGAAAAGCTCGAAGCGGGCGACCTCCTTCCGGAACTGGAGCTTGGCGGTTCCCGTCGCGCCGTTGCGGTTCTTCGCGACGATGATCTCGGCCAGGCCGGGCTGGTCGTTCGGGTCGTAGTAGTCGGGGCGGTGGACGAGCAGCACGACGTCGGCGTCCTGCTCGATCGCGCCCGACTCGCGGAGGTCCGCCATCCGCGGGCGGCGGTCCTCCCGGCTTTCGACCGCCCGGTTGAGCTGCGAGAGGGCGACGACGGGGACGTCGAGCTCGCGGGCGAGTTGCTTCAGGCGCCGGCTGATCTTGGCGACCTGTTCCTGCCGGCTCTCGCCGGCGTCCTCGGGGTCGATCAACTGGATGTAGTCGACCATGACGATCTTGATGTCTTGACGCCGCTTCAGGCGGCGGGCGTTCGCGGCGATTTGGAGCATCGACCGGGCCGGAGTGTCGTCGATCATGACCGGGCGGCCGGATCGGAGATCGTCGTACGCCCGGCCGAGCGCCCTCATGTCCTCCTCCGTCACGCCCCCCTTTCGCAGCCGTCCGCCGTTGACGCCGGAGCGCGAGCAGAGAATCCGCTCGGTCAACTCCGGGCCGCTCATCTCCAGGCTGACGAACAGGACGGCCCCCTCCTGGTCGACCGCCACCGATTCGCACATGTTGAGCGCCAACGCCGTCTTCCCCATCGACGGCCGTCCGGCGAGAACGAACAACTGCGATCCCCGCAGACCGCCGGTCAAGTCGTCGAGCGCGTCGAAGCCGGAACTCAGCCCGTCGACCGGGCAGTTGTCGCGGTTCCGCTCGTCGATCCGGTCCATCGCGGCGACGAGCGCGTCGCGGAGGTCCGTCGTCTCGCCCGTCGACTGGCCCTCGGCGATGCCGAAGATCCGGCCCTCGGCCGCCGCGAGCAGCTCCTCGGCCGTGAACTCGTCCGAATACCCGTCCCGCAAGGTCTCGTCCGCGGCCTGGATCAGGTCGCGCTTGACCGCGTTCTGGCGGACGATCTGGGCGTAGTACTTCGCGTTCGCCGCGTGCGGCACGCCGTTGACGATCGCGATCAGGGCGTCGAGACCCCCGACCCGCCCGAGGTCGCCGCGCCGTCTCAGTTCGTCCTGAAGCGTCACCAGGTCGACGGCCTTCGACTCGTCGTACAGGCTCCGGATCGACCGATAGATCAACTGATGCGTGTCGCGGTAGAAGTCCTCCGGCTTGAGGAGCATCGCCACGTCGTGGATCGCTTCGTTGTCGACGAGGCACGATCCGAGCACGCCTTGCTCGGCCTCCAGGTTCTGCGGCGGCAGACGATGGGCCGCGACGGTCATGACTTCGCCCCCTTCCGGTTCCGTTCCCTGATCTTTTCGAGCCACTTCGGCCGGGCCGCGGCCAGTTGCGGCGACTCCGCGACGTACTCGACCGGCTTCGGCGCGGGCTTCGGCTTCGGTTCGTCGGCCCTGGCCTTGGGTCTGGCCGGGACGTGGCCGGCGGGATCGGCCTTGCGGGCGCGGAGGGCGACGTCGACGTAGGCGGCCTTGTCGCGGACCCGGCTCCGCGAGCAGGCGGCGGCGACGGCCTCTTGGATCCAGTCCGGCGGATACGTCGCGGCCAGCCCCCCGACCGCAACGGCGAGATCCCCGGCGTGCTTCGGGTAGGCGCGGGTCAACCAATCGGCCAGGTCGACGGATGCCTTCACGCCGACGGGTTGATCCGACGGCGCGGCCGGTACGGGGGCGGACGCCTCGGGCTTCCGGTCCGGTTCCGTTCCGCACGCGCACGCACCGTCATCATCATCCTCTCTTCTTAAGTCTCTCCGAGGTCTTCTTAAGTCTTCCGGAGTCTTAAGATCCGCGTTCCTATAAAGCGCGGGCGCGGAGGGGTGTCTTCTGCGACACCCCAGGGTGTCTTCTGCGACACCTTCGGGTGTCTTCTGCGACACCCCTAGGGTGTCTTCTGCGACACCTTCGGGTGTCTTCTGCGACACCCCTTTTCCCTTCCGAGGGCGGATGTCGGGTACGAACGTCGCGGCGTAACCGACCATCGTCGGTGTGAGCAGCGGCCGTCCGTTGAAGGTCCACGTTTCGTAGTCCTTGACGAATCGGTAACCTCCCTCGGTCTCCTCCAGGATGTTCCGGGCGACGAGCGAACGTCGCGCCCGGATCACGTTGGACCTGTTCAGCCCCGCTCCCTTGGCGATCTCCGCCGCCGAGAGGGTGGCGACGGCGAGCTTCTTCGGGCCGTACAGCTGGTGGAGGGCGACCCCCAGCACCAGGGACTCGGCCTCGCCCAAGCGGGCGGCGGCGATCGCGATGTGGAGGTCGGTTGCGATCATGACGAATCCCTTGTCGGTCTGAGGCGACGCCATTGTCGGTGGGTCCGCGGACGGTGCGGGAAGCGTGGTGCGACGACGGGGGACGGCCGGACGCTCAGGACCGGACCTCCGCGAGGTCCCGTCCGATCTTGACGCGGCCGAGCGCGTCCGCCCCGCAGTAGTAGGGCGGGTGAAGGATCACCGCTCCGGGACGGATCTTGATCCGTCGGGTGTGGTGGAGTTCGGAGAGCATCCTCACGACCTGGTCGTGCGCGTGCGTCCGCGCGGCCGTCAAGGCGTTCAGGCGGTCGACCGCTTGTCCGACAGCCCGCACGATCTCCGGCTCGGTCGCGTCCGGCTTGAACCGACCGTGTTCGACGACGCCGGACGCGCGGATGAGACGGACCGTCAGGTCGATCACGTCGTGCCCAAGGGCGTTCGCCTCGGCGTCGTGGTCGACGGGGTCGAGATAGGTCGCCATGTCAGCCGTCCTCCCCCGGTTCGCGGACGGGCGGGGCGTCGACCACGGCGGGCGAGGTCTCGGGCGCGGGCGGGACGGCTTCGGCGTACAGTTTTTCGACGTAGCGGGCGAGTTCGGTCCGGGCCCAGTCGCGATGTTCGCGGTAGAGATCCTGTCCGCGTTCGACGACGGCTCCCGCGCCGACCCTCGTCCCTTCCGGGAACACTTCGCACAATCCGGCGGCCGCACCCGCCTTAATCATGTGCTTGTGAAGCTGATGCTTGCTCACCACTTTGAAGTCGGGGACGTGCTCACGGATGTCCTCGGTGAGTTGACCCGCCTCGTGGTCGACGAGGTCGACGTAGTTTCGTGGGTCGACCTTGGCGTCGTCCGGCATCGTGCGGAGGCGGACGTCCTCCTTCGGCGGCCCGGCGGGCGCGGGCGGCGGGGCCGCGGTCTTCTTCGGGGCGGCGGGCGCGGCGAGAGCGGGATCCGAGGCGGCGACATCGGACGCGGCGTCGGTCGACCGTTCGACGAGCGAGTCGAGCTCCTCGGGGGCGTAGATCCCGTGCGCGACGCCGGGATGGATCGCCCGGACTCCGGCGGTGACGGCGCGGGCGCGGAGCATCGCGGCCGGGCTTCGGCGATAGTTCGCCTTCAGCACCATCTTGCCCGACCGATCCCAGGTGGTGGCGATTTCGGCGTCGACTAGCTGCTTGAGGCTAAGGAAGACGCGGAACGGCTTGGGGTGGTAGACCGGGTGCGTGAAGACGGCCTCGACCGCCTCGTCGTCCGACCGCAGCCACTCGACCCGTCCGCCGTCCTGCTGAAAGTTGGCGAGAAAGACGTCCGCCTTCATCGACGGCTGACCGTCGTAGAGGTGGTAGCGGCTCACGATCGTGCCGGGATGCAGCCCCTGGGACTGGGCGAACAGGATGAGGCTGAACGCTTGCGCGGACGTCTCGACCCCCTTGATGAGGCGGGACGCGGCGAGGTACTCGGACATCGCGACGAGTTCGCCGAACGAGAACGACGGCGCGTCGTCGGTCATGACCTCGACATGCGGGGTCATGGTGTGACTCGCGGCCGGCGGGATTGGCGCGTGGCTCGCGATCTCCCGCCCGTGGGCGGGGCCGTTGAGCGCGGACGGGCGTCGGTTCATGACGAGGTCAATTCCTTGTGCTTGACGGGGGCGGGGAGGGTTTCGAGGACGCCGGTGTCGATCTTGGTCGAGGTCCGCTTGCCCTCGACGAGCAGCCAGGACGGGCGGGCGTAGGCGTCGGCGTCGTCGGTCGCCTTGACGGCGGCTTCGATCGCGGCGTCGACGTCGGCCAGCCGGACGGGCTGTTCGACGACGCGGATCAGGTCGGGGCGCCACCGGCGCACGAACGCCTTCGCGTCGTCGGGGCGGAGGATTTCGCGACGGCCGGGCGTGTCTCGGAAGGAGACCTTCCCGTTCACGAAGACGCGGGTCTTCGTCTTCGCGAGCGTCCGCTTCGCGTACTCGGCGAGCGACCCGGCGAACCGGACGTGCCACCAGGCGATCCGGCGTTCGCGTTCACGAAGGAGTTTGTCGATATTCTCGACCTGAACACGCTTCTTCTTGTTCAGGTAGTTGATCTCGCCCTCGATCTTCCCGAGGGTTTCGAGGCACCACTCGGCGCCGTCGTCGTCGCGGACTTCGAACCGTTCGGCGACGGAGGCGTCGGCGGGCTGGGCGGCGACGGCGAGCTGAACGCTCGGCAGCGTCGGGTCGAGGATCTCGCCGGTGACGGCGTCGTAAGGCGTTCCGTCGTCGAGATAGGCGACCTTAAGGTCGATGGCTTCGGACATCGGCGGAGTTCCGGGCTGGGTTGGGGGAATCGGATTCGTGCATGTGAATGCGGACGAGCGTTCGGGGGGCGGTCGAGGTCCAAACGCACGACTTCGGGTCGAAGACCCCGGGGACGTACGTCGAGAGAGTGAGCGACTTGACCCACGGAAGCGACTTGCGCCAGACTCTGTGGCACGCGTGAAGCTGGTCGAGGGCGTCGACGTCGTCGACGGCCCGGATCACGTTGGCGAAGGCGTGCCCGTCGCGGGTGCGGACCATCACCTGATACAGCTTTTGCCGCACGGGCGGCGGGGCGGAATTCGACATCGCGGAGTCTCCGGTCCGGCTGGTTTGTTCCGATCCGCGTCCCCTTGCGGGGACGCGGGGGTCAAATCTTCGGGACGTGGTACGGGGAGAATTCCGGGCCTTGAACGACGCGGTCGAGGACGCACGACAGGCAGGCGCATCGCAGCGGCTGGAGGGCGAGGGTCGGGTTCCCGACGGCCCTGGTCTTCGGGGTCGCGCCGGCGTGAACGGGCTTCCGCAGGTCGAACGGCCCGACGAGGGTCACGACGCGGAGCTTGCCGTTGAACCCCTTGGTCAGCCCGTACCCCGGGAAATCGGGCGAGACGAGGATCTCTCCCCCGTCGAGGTGCGCGGCCAGGTCGTGGTCCGCTTCTTCAAGGGCGGCGTCCATCCGCTTCGAAGCCCGGCCGAACTCGGCCGAGGCCGCGGCGAAGGCTTCCTCCTTCTTCGCCCGGTCGGCGCGGGCGACCATGACGGCGTTGATCCGGTTCCGTCGATGGGCGCCGAGAGTCTTGTCGTCGGTCTGTTCATTGCTCATGATGCGTGTCTCCGATCAAATGCCGTGATTGGATTAGAGGGAAGGGGGATCATTCTTCGTCTTCGTCTTCGTCTTCGTCTTCGTAGCCGTCGCCGTAGCCGTAGCCGGAGCCGGAGCCGTCGCCGGAGCCGTAGCCGGAGCCGTAGCCGGAGCCGGAGCCGTCGCCGTAGCCGGAGCCGTAGCCGGAGCCGTCGCCGTCGCCGTAGCCGTAGCCGTCGCCGTAGCCGTCCGAGTTGGAGGCTGTCGCGATCCAAGGCTCGGCGACGTGGGCGATCGTGGGGCCGGCGATGCGGCCGTCGTTGGCCTTGACCCACTTGACGACGCCTTCGACGCACGCGCCCGCCTCCAGGACGTCGACCACGGTCACCCAAGGTCGATACCGGAGGTCGCTCATCGGATCGCGTCCCAAGCTTTGCGGGCGGTTTCGGACACCTCGTACACGGCGGTGATCCTGCGGACCTCGACGTCCGCCTTCGCGGAGGTCAGAGTCCTTGGGTTGGGCCCGACCTCCGCGAGCTCGACGAGTCCTCGGGTCGTATGCCACCGGATCGCCATCCGGGCGTCCTTGAGGTGGATCGGGTCGACTCCGGCCGTCGGGCCCTCGGCGTAGCCGAAGAACACCCCTCGGAACTCGGTGGTCACGATGACGGGGCGAAGTTGATTCGAGTCGGCGGACATTCGTGGATTCCTTTGGAGTTCACGGCTCGCGGACGGGGAGCCGCGGCCCGGACGTCGGGCCGTCGTGCGGCGGGGGGACGGGTTGTCGGAAGCGTTTGCTTCTTGCGGGCTTCGACGTCGGCGGCGACGTCTCAAAAAAACAACATGCGCACGCATACGCTCAGGCGGTGGCGGGTTCCGTCGGCTTCCGCCGACGCGGCGGGGCCGGGCGGTCGCGCTGGTACTCCTTGACGGCGTTCGACATCCGTTCGACCTCGTCGGCCGTCACCGTGAGCGCGCTCGCCACGCGCCGGGGCTTGATGCCGAGCCCGATCATGAGGCCGTTCATCTGCTGACGCCGCAGTCCGACAAGATCCGCGGCCTCGCGAATCGAATGAAGGTTTAGAGGCTCGATGGTTGGGGCTCCAACTTGGGGCCGGGAGGACGCCGAGCGGCGTCTCACTGGGGCAAGAGTAATTCGCAAAGCGCAGCAAGTCAACGCGCTAATCGGATCTTTTTTCCGGGAGGCAGTCATTTTTCCCGCGCATCACACCACCCCGGTCATTGCAAATCGGCATCAGTTTTGCGCTTATGGGTCAATGACCCTCGGCGAACGCATCATGAAATCCAGAGAGACCAAGGGGTTGTCTCAGAGAAAACTTGCGTTGCTGGTGGGAACCCAGCAAGGCACGGTGAGCCGTTGGAAGAAAGACGACTTTCGTCCGTCGCTGGAACAACTTGAATCCATTGCTGAAAGCTGTGAGGTGGACTTCAGTTGGTTGGCCACTGGCAAGATCCCGCCTCCCGAACTCCCACCCGACGAGCTTCAAATCCTGGACTTGTACCGGGCGTTGAAGCTGTCGAAGGAGGATGCGTTGCGTGGCCTGGCGTTGGCGGCGCGGACGGCGTCCTCGGAGGCGTGGGAGGGTCTGACGGGCGCGGGCCGGGTGGTGAGCGTGCGGGACACGACCGAGCATCACGACCGCCTCGACCGCGAACGACTCGACCGGGAGCGGAAGGCCGCGCGCGAAGAATCGCTTCGGCGCGCGGCGCCGAAGCGACGGGAGGAGACGCACCAGGGGGAGGGAGGTTAGACCGAGTTGCACCACGCGAGGACGAACCCGCCGGAGACGCGGACGGCCCAGGCGGGGTCTCTTGACTCGGGCATCCGCCGCCAACGGGCGAGGGTGGTTCGGACGTGGCGCTCTTGGAGCAAGATTCCGCCCGGCAGCAACCGAACGGATTCCCAGCGCTCGTGAAGCGCGATCCTGGCACGAACGGCGACGGGGGCGACGACGGCGTCGCGGCGGACGGGAGGGTTGTGCGGCATGGGGGAGACCTGAACGCACTAGGTGAATGTGCGAACAGTATTCCCGGCCGAAAAGACAGTGTCAACCGTTCAGTGGTCGGATCTTGGAAGGTCGATCCCCAGGCACGCCGCGCACCGGACAAGGTCCGTCGGCCCGGTTTTGTCCGGCCGCTTGCACACGGCCGGGGAACAGCCGCAAGCGGGAACGGCCCGGTGTTCGCAGGCCGCGACGGCCGCGCGGGCGCGGAGCCAGAGGGAGGGCACAGCCTGGATCGGTTTGTCGGGGCCGGCGAACCGATCGGAAGCCATTTTGCCGGGGTCGGCAACATGGTCGGACGCCAGCCAAGCCGGAGGGCCGACGAACCGGCGGGGCGGGTTCGGGCGGTAGGCGTGGCCGTTACGAGATCGTGCCGGAGACATTGATATCAACCGCCGTCTCTTCGTAGGTCGCGCACAGGGACGCGGAAAGCGCGGAGATCGCGAAGTCGATGCTGACGGACGATCCGCAGGTGGACGTCGCCGAAGCGGTCATCAGCGTGCCGGACGGAGGTAGGATTGAACATCCGTCCGCGATGGGCTGGCAACGGTAGGTCAGCAGCGACCCGCAGATATTTTGATCGCCAAGGGCGACTTGTCGGCCGACGTCCCAATCGGTCGCACCGCAATCGCCCGCGCCGCCCGCCTCCGAAGCGTTGATGTAGACGTTGACGGTGACGTCCGACGTCTGGTCCGGATAGGGGCCGGGCGTTCCCGAGCACGTCGTGTCTTGAATGCAATGCGTTGAAGTGTAGGTATATGATCCGTACCACGCGCCCGACGAGAACGTGACCGTGCATGAGCCGTAGTCGTCGTCCCATGTCATGTCTTCGGGCATGTAGCGGGAGTTGCAGATGACGGCGACGTGTCCGGCCGCCGGGTTCAAGGTGACGGTCCTCGAATCCCCGGAGCAGGCATGAACGGTCACGCTAACGCTCTTCGTCTCGGCCCCGTGTCCCGACGGCGGCGTGAACGAATACGTCAACGATTGCGATTCGGACGACGACGACGACGAAATCGACAGCGAGACGTCGCCCGATCCGTCGGTCGAACCCGATCCGGACCCGTCGCCGGTTACGGAGACGGACACCCCGGAAAGCGGACAGTCGACACCGCCCGCGAGGATGCGGACATGAATCGCCACCGTGTACGTCGTCGGCCAGGTCGGCACGGTCTTGGAGACGGATGCCGCGCATCCAAGAGTGAACAGGGCCGACCGTTTGGTGTGATACCCGGTTTTGGAGACCTCGACGTAGTAGTCGGTCGCCCCGGTCAGCCCGCTGAACACGACGGACGTCCCGCCCGTGAGCGTGGCGACGACGGTCACGCCGTCCGACGCGATGATCTTGTACGTCGCCCCGGCGATGGCCGCGCCGTTGCATGTCGAGTCGGCCGTGACTGTCCCGACGCATCCTCCGCCGCAACACGGACACCCCGGCTGATTTTTTTTGCTCGACATATCAACATTCGACCCAGTCGACGACGTATCCGCAGCCCGTCATGACGGCCAGGCCGTGTTTGTTGGCCGCGATCGACGTCGTCGACTTGTTCCAGACGGTGACGGTCTCGCCGCTGTCGACGCCCGCGCCGGTGGGCCCGAAGTTCCAGACGGCGACGACGCCCGAAGTCATTTGGGTGACGGACGTGGCCGCGCCGACGCCGGATCCCCCGGTCTTGATGTGGAGCGCGTAGCCGATTTGGACCGGGCGTCCGGACGTCACGGGCGGGTCGTTGTACCGGCTCCCCTCGGCTCGTTCGAGCTGGCGCTTGAGCCGTTCGGCGCCGCGGCGGCTGATGCTGCTCATCGGTCGGTCAATCCCAGACGAGGCCGGGGATGTCGGCCTCGGTGAATCCGAGGACGCCGAAGTCGCGTTCGGGCAGGCCGTGGTACTCGCGGACGATCGGGGTTCCCCCGACGGCGAGGGCTTTGCCTTTGCCGTCGAGCGGCACGGCGTCGGTCACGGGGACGCCCCCCTTCAGAATCGGCGTGAGGTAGGAGGTCCCCGAGACGACTTTGATCTCCCGCTTGCCGGCGTCGACGATCTTGCGCAGCCATCCCTTGGCGTTGTACATAAACATGTACGTGACCTCCCAGTAGTCGCCGTCGTCGGCGTCCCACATGAGCGATCCCGTGATCGGCTTGCAACGGACGGTGAAGGGGTCGGCCCCCATCCAGAGGACCGAATTCGTCGCGTCGGAAAAGTCCTGCGCGACGCGGGCGTTGAAGGTCCGTTGGCACCGCACGATTTGGAGCGTCGGGCGGGATCGCTCTTCGGTGAGGGCGGGCTCGGGGACGTCTCCGGCGGAGTTGACGATCACGGTTCCGTCTTTGTCGAGGTCGAGGATGGACTCGACCTGCTCCGACAGCCAGTTGACCTTCAGCCTCCGCTCGGTCGGCTTCTGGGCGACCTGGTTGGGGTCATAGGGCCCGTACTCGGCGGTCCCGATCCATTCGAGGCCGTTGTCGTCGCGGCACGTCGCCGACAACCGGCGCACGAACGCGCCCGGGTCGACGTCGTTGTTGACGCTGTAGACCGTCCCGGGGCGGACGGGCATTCCCTGGATGACGGTGTAGGCCGAGTCGTTCTTGTCGTCGACCCGCACGTACCACTGGCGCGTGTAGGTCCGTTTCCAATCCTCGCCCCAAGCGCCCTCGCGGGCGGTCGGAACTTCCAGCGCGGAGACAACGGCCATGTCAGAAGACCTCCGCCGCGGGCGGCGCCGCGAGGGTTCGGGCGATCGCCTGAAGCACGCCGAGCGACGCGGATTGAATCTCGACGGCCTTGGAGGTGTTGGCGGCCGTGGCCTTCTGGGGCGTCTCGTCGGTCGGCCGCGACTGGTCGCGGAACGCGAGCAACGCCGTTCGGGCCTGTTCGGACCCGACCTCCAGGGCGGCGGCCCGGGGGCTGGTCTTGGCGCCGTCCCCCGCGAGGTCGGCTTGTCCCTTGGCGGTGACCCGGTCGAGGGTTTGTTGGGTGATGAGGCCGGCGTCGAAGAGTTTGCGAAGTTTGGCCTGTTCGGCCCCGAATTTTTCGAGCGGGGTCATCGCCGCTTCGGTGAATCGTTCGGCGTCGGACTTCATGGCGTCGAAGGCTTTGGAGGTCGCCTTGTCCATCTTGTCGGCGGACGCCTCAATCGCGGCGAAGGCCTTGGGGGTTTCGTCGATCTTGGCGCGGGCGGCCTCGGCCGATCGGGCGATGTCGGCGAAGACGGCGCGGGCTTGGTCGCCGTAGGAGGTCTTGGCCATCTTGGCGCCGATGTCGGCGGTCTGGCCTTCGACCGTCTTGCGCAGTTCGTCCGCCACGGCGGCGAGCGTCGTCGTGGCGGAACTCGCTCCGCCGTCGCCGGTCAGGGCGCCCCACATCGCATCGAACGCGCGGGACGCCTTGAGCGCGGCCTCGACGATCCAGGCGACGGCCTGGGTGATCCCGCGCTGGGCGAAGAAGAACGCGAGGCGAAGGGAGTCGACGATGTCGAGTCCGACGGCGATGGCCTCCATCATCATCTTGACGCCGGACGAAACGACCTCCCCCGCGCCAAGCCCGCTCTTGGCGAGCCCGACGAAGTACTCGGCGGCGGCCGTGATGTAGGGGGCGAGTTCGGCGGCGAGGCGGCCCCCGACGGCGGAGAACAGAGCGCCGATCCGGTCGAAGGCGTCGTACATCGCCCCGATCTGCTGACGCTGGGCTTCGGAGACAACCCCGAAGGATCGGTACTCGGCGGAAAGGCGTTGGATCTCGGCGCCGCCGGCGTTGATCGTCCCGAGGATTCCCGCCCCGGACTTGCCGAAGATGTCCATCGCGAGGGCGGCGCGTTGGGCGGGGTTCTCGACCTTGGACAGTCTGTCCGCGATGACGCCGAAGGCGTCGGCCGAGTCCATCGTCGTGAGTTCGCGGGCGGAGAGTCCGACCGATCCGAGGGCGTCGGCGACGGGCCCGCCTTTCGTCGCGGCGTCTCCCAGGTTCGGGACCATCTTGGCGAGCGCGTTGTCGAGAGACTCGACGTTAGACCCCGTGAGCTGGGCCGCGTAGCGGAGCGACATCAGGTTCGCGGTGGTGGTGCCGATCCGATCGGCGGTGTCCCCGGCGGAGTCGATCGCTCCGGCGGAGGATCGGGCGAGCAGGCCGAGCGCGAGCGCGACGGGCCCGGCGGCCTTCGCGACGCCGACGAGCGAGGTCCGCAGCACGCCGAACGCGAAGGTCGCGCTTTTGACGGCGACGGCGGCGGCGGTGGAGACGACGAGCGCGGCGAGCTTCGCGGTCGTGACGGCCAGCGTACGCACGTTGAGCGTGAGGACGGCGTGGAGCGCCCGGAAGGCGAGAGAGACCCCCTTGATCGCGATGCCGATCGGCAGAAGCACGATTCCCAGGGCCTTGAACCCGAATCCGAGGACGCGGACGGCGCCCCCCGCCGTGTTGGCGACGACGTTGAACGCCCCCATGGCCGCGATGAACGGGCGCAGGGGCGTCATCGCGGTCGAAAGCAGCACCGCCAGCAAACCGAAGTTCTTGGCGAGGTAGGCGATCCCCCGCCCGACGGCGACGAACGGGGCGGCGACGACGCGCAAGGCGGCGGCGACGGTGGTCACGGCTCCGGACAGGACTCGGGCGACGATCGACGCGGTCTCGGCGACGATCGCGAACTCGCGGATTTGGCCGCTCACGACGGCGAGCGCGGGGCCCATCGCCTGGTTCGCTTTGGTCACGACCGCCGCCGCGCCCCCGAACCGGCCGAGGACGATCGACGCCGTCTCGACGCGGGCCGCGACGTTCGAGGCTCGCTCGCCGAAGGCGTCCACGGACGACGCGGCTTCGATCGCCCGACCTTGGAATCGAGAGAGGTCGGACGACGCGCGGGCCAAATCCTTGCCGAGCTGGTCGGTCCGCGCGCTGATGCCGATGACGATGTTGCCGATCGTGGCCACGTCAAGATCCCTCGGGGCGGGATTGGTTCCGGGCGCGTCCGGCGACGCCCGCGAGCCATGTTTCGAACCCGGCCTTGATTTCGGCTCCGGACTGGGGAGCCTGGGGCCGGACCGGATAGTAGTCGGAGACTCGCGACCCCTTGGCGCCGTGAACGGCGGCGACGGTGTGCGCGACGATCGCGGGGCCGAAGTGGGGGTCGAGGTCGCCCGTGATGCGGGCGTACGCCATCCACTCGGTCAACTCGGCGCTGTCGATCCGATCGAGCAGTTCGCGGACGGTCATCCCGAGGCGGCCGGCCAGCCGGAAGGCGAACAACCGGAGGGGCCGCTCCCTCAGTTTTTTTCGAGATCCTCGGCGTCCTCTTCGCTGATGCCCGACAGCCGCATCGCGACGTCGGCGACCCGGCCGAGTCCGGCGGCGGGCATCTTGTCGATGATCTCGGCGTCGTCGGCGACGAAGATCGGATGGAGGTTGTCGTCGCAGACCGTCACGACGGCGAGCGAGGCGCGGAACCGGGTGGACTTCCCGGCTTTCCGCCGCTGGGCGCAGGCGATTTCGAGCCGATCCCGTTCGGCTCCGGTCATCGCGCGGACGCGGACCTCTCCCCCCCACTCGGGGACGGAGACGAGTTCGCTTTCGAGGGCGTTCTTCGCGAGGATTTCTTCGCGGTTGAGCATGTTCATGCCTGTCTGTGTTGGGGCTTGAACGGACGGAAGGGCGGATCGTAACCCGCCCGCGACGTCAAGACGGCCAGGTCGGGGCCGACCCGTCCGGGGTGATCTCGACCTCGGCCGTCAGGTTGTCGTCTTCCCCGCCGGCGGTCGGTTCGAACCCGGTGACGTACCCGGCGAAAACGACGGTCTTCGTGTCGTAGAAGGTGACCTTCCAGGTTTCGAGCGTCCCGGCCTCGATCGACGTGAGCAACGCCTGATGTTGCGCGGCCGACGGGTCGTAGTTGACCGTGAAGGTGACGGCCTGGTCTTCGGGGAGACCGACGCGGTTGGTCTGGCGGTCGGACGACAGGTTGGTCGTCTTGACCTTCGGGCGTTTGACGCCGGGGGGCTTGATGTTGGTGATGTTTCCCACGGCGGTATAGACGGCCGGGGGCCCGACGGCGGTCCGTCGGGCGAGAACCGTGTCGGAGGCGGGAACGGCGTCGGGCATGGCGCGGGGCTCCTACGGTTGGATCAACCGATCAGAGGGCGAGAAAGTAGTCGATACGGTAGTCGACGACGCGGAGACGGGGGCCTTGGTCGGTCCCGTCGCCGGGCTGGGCGTAGTCTTCGGATTCGGCGGCTTGAAGGACGGTGCGGAAGGTCACGTCGTCGGACGTCGTCTTGGCGAGCGTCGGAAGAAGGACGTCCAGAGCCCGCGCGACGGTCTCGGCCGAGTAGTCGCTTGAGGCGCGGATCATGAACAGGACGCGGGCGACGCGCTGTTCGGTGTGACCCGACAGGTCTTTGCCGCGGACGTCGGACGCCGCGCGCACGGTGACGCTCGGCATCGCCGATCCGCGTGCGGGGTGGCTCGCGGAGACCCGTCCGGCGACCAGGGCGGCGAGCGGGGCGTCCGCCTTCAGGGCGGCGACGAGGGCGGATTTGAGGCTCATGGATGGGGCGTCAGTAGACGTGACAGACTTCGGACCCGCCGATCGTGACGCTGCCGCTCGCCGTCACTCCGTAGAGGGCGTAGGGGGACTTGCCGTCCCAATACCCTTCGCCCGCCTTGACCTCGTATCCCTTGTTCGCCCCGGACGACGTCACGCCCGACCCGCCGACGAACACGGATAAGGAGGCATCGTTGTTTCGGAAGCTGAACTCGCAGCGGTTTTGGTTGTCGGGGACGATCAGCGTCGGGCTCGTGGTGATCGTCGTGTTTTGCAGGGCGCGGTGACCCTGTGCCATCGGTGCGTCTCCGGAAGGGTCAGAAGTGGACGGGGACTCCGATCCCGAACCCGCCGGAGCCGGCATTGAAGCGGGCGGCGAAGGGCGAGGTCGACGAGGCCGGAACCTGAACGTTGAACGCTCCGATGTCCCCGCCGTCGTGGGCGGTCCCGTCGAACGCCGACGCGGTCGGGGCGAAGGCGGCGGCGAGATACGCCATGAGGTCGGCCGTCAACGTCGGGTTGGCCTGGATGGCGGCGCGGGCCGCCTCGTCCGTCCCCGCTCCGCCGATCGACGCGGACCACGACGCGAGCGAGGCGGAGCCGTCGACGAACGCGGGATCGACGCCGTCGACATCGTTCGCGCCGGGAGTGGCGGACCACTTGCCCGCGTAGCCCCGGCCCTCGTCTGTGAACCCGGCCGTCCCCGCCGTGGCCTTGATTTGGTAAGAGCCGTTGTAATTCAGGGCGGAGACCGGGGCGACGTCGGTATAGAGCGTGGGATCGACGTCGAGCGTCTTGTATCCCGTCGTTCCGCCGATGAACAAGTTCGACTTGACCGATGCGTAACGGGACGGCGATTCGGGGGCTCCGGGGTAAAGATGCCCGAATTCGAATCCATGCGTACCCTTGACGTTGAGCGTGTTGTGGTTCGCGTTGATCGCGAACCCGGCTCCGACCGATCCGTTGGACGTCATGAACGTGCCGGACGACAGCCCGGCCGCGTTCGGCAGCACCAGGTTGTAGTTGGCGTTGACGGTCATCGTCGTGTTCGACGACGAGGCGGTGATGACGTTGCCGGAGGCGTCGTTTCCGTTGTAATAATAGATGTTGTTGTTATGATTGAATGTGACGGTCCCCGTCGCGGAGCCGTTGACCGAATCCCAGTGCGGGTTCGACCCGGCCGGGTTGTCCCAATACCGGAAGCATCCGGTCACGCTGAAGGACGTGATGGCGGAGTCGAACGTCTGCCGGACGAAGGAGTTGTTCAGCGTGCCGCCCGTGGACGTGACGGACGTCCCCTCCCATCCGTTGTGAAGGTAGCACGACTCCCCGTTGAACCCGCGTGGATTTATGAATTTGATTGTTTTGTCGAAGACGCATTCGGTGAACAGCGACGTCGCGGCCGCGCCCATCGTGTACTGGAGCGGAAATTTGGACGTGCCGTTGGTCGCCGTGTTGGTCGAGACGACGCGGGTGAAGCTGATCGTGCCGGTGTAGTTCGCGTCTCCCGACAGCGTGATTTCGCCGCATGCGTCCAGCGTGACGTTTGTCCAAGTGAGCGACCGGAGGCGGTTGTCCAAGGTCGGGGTGAACGCCGACGTGGTGGACGCCACGCCGATCCGGCGGAACGTGACGTAGGACGCCTGGATGTTGCCGCCTCCGCCCGTGCCGCCGTTTGTGAAGTAGCTATTTTTAGATGCGTCGGAGGGAAGCGAGGCGACCGTGATCCCGTACGTCGCGTTGCCGTTGAGATTCCAGCCCCCGGCGTTGGTCACGCTGTAGTTGCCGCCCGCGATCATCGCGAAGCCCGCGCCCGCGCCCGTGGCGTCGATGTTGATCGTGACGGCGCCGTTCGTCGCGTTGACCACGAATTCCCGCGTGGTGATGTTTCCGCCCGCCGTGGAGCCCGCCAGGGTGAGCGTGAACGCCCCCAGCCCGGTGATCGTGAGCGAGCCCGCTGAGCCGAACGTCAAGGCCGCGCCGGAGCCGGTGCCGATCTGAAACGACGATCCGGCGGCGGGCGCCCACGTCATCGCGTGATTGATCGTGAGCGTGTCGGCGGCGGTGACGGGCGCGACGCCCCCGCCCCATTTCGAGCCGTCGGTGAACGATCCGGCTCCGCTCGTGGTTTTCGCGGCCATGCCTCACAACCCCTTGATGGCGGCGTCGAGTCCGGAGGAGATTCGGGCGATCGCGTCGCGCTTGACCGCCGCCTTCATCC